CAAAAAGCGCTATTATATTTCTTGGACGAAGAGATGCGCCGAAGAAATGTTATATTGCCAATCAAAGGTGTTAGGCCACCAACAGATAGATCAAAGCAAACAAAAATCCTTTCACTCGTACCACGTTTCGAGTGGGGTCATATCTATATGTCTCAGGGTCTTACTGATCTTGAGCTTGAGCTTATGCAGTTTCCTCGTGGGGCTCATGATGACCTCATCGACGCATTAGCAAGTATGGAGATGATCGCTTATCCTCCAGATAAAGAGGATGAGTGGAAAGTGAAACCAGCGCCAGGATCGCCAAGATACGAGCAATGGTACATTCACCAATTAAGAAATGGAAAGAACGTCTCAAGAGACGATGAGTAAAAATAACCAAACCCAAGGAGGGTGTTTATGGCAGAAAATGAATTTAAAAAAAGTGAGGCTTTAGGCAAAATTAAAACAATGCCTAAGGTAGAAGAAAAACAAGTTGTTGAGTTTGAAAAAGAGAAAGTAATTGAAACACCGGATGAGTTTCGAATTGCTCTTGGCAACGCTCAAATGGACGATGTTGAATACATCGAAGTATCAGAGAAGCTGTTTAAGCACTTATTAAAAAATCATAAATCTAAATTTCTAACTTACGGTGATCCTGGAATTAAAGTCTATGCCGTAGGAACACGCGATAAATATGAAGCTGAGCAAGACATGAGTGCTGATCAGTTTTATGAACATACAACGCGTGAGAAGAAGATAAATGTTGTGGGTTGAGTTGATAGCAATCGCACTGCTGTTCATATTAAATTTAATCCAGTTCTTCTTTTGGTCGAGGAAAGTTTCCGAGCTTATTGACAAGCTAATGTGTCGAAATTACGCTGAATACGTTCAGACTCAAAGTTTGAAAGAGCCGGTTCCTGACAAGATAGTTTTGCCAACGATTGACGAAACTGAAGAACAAGATATTCTTAACGAGCTCAACGGGATGTTGCCAAGATGAGTATATTCGAACAAATTGCCTCTAAAATATTGGGTGATAAGATTAAGCAAGACGCTGAAAACTTAGAACCACTTAACGACATTAACGAACAAACTCTTGAAGAGAGAAAACTTGTTGAACACGTTAAGCAAAAAATTGATCAAGTAAGACAATCAAACTCACGTATTGCAATTGAAGGTATATATTTAACAAATGTTGCCTATCTTATGGGGTTTGATGGTGTTTACTACGACACTACTTACAGGCAATTTAAGAATATTGATCCTAAACGAAAGCTAACTCGCAATCGTTTTAAGGTTAATAAGATTCTGCCAACCGTACAGAATCGACTAGCCAGATTGGCGCAATCACCACCGAGATTTGATGTTAGACCTAATTCTAACTCAGCAGAGGATAAAGATTGTGCTCGTTTGGGATTAGAAATCATTGAGAACATCTTCGATAAACAAAGATTTACAGAAAAACGTCAAGACATGCTGATGGCTGCTATGCAGGGTGGTCACTCTTATATACAGGTGCTATGGGATCCAACTCTAGGTAAACCTATGATTGATCCAGAGACTGGAAAGTTATCAGGTTATGAGGGTGATATCAGGCTTGAAGTCCTCAACTGTCTTGAAGTCTTTCCTGATCCATTAGCTAAATCATTAGATGATGCTCAGTGGATTATTAAAGCAAGAGTAAGAAAGCTTGATTATTTTAAAGCAAGATACCCAGAGCGTGGAGCTGCCGTAAAAGAAGAGGGCACATGGCTTTTATCTTCTTTATACGACATAAAAAGCAATGCCTTAACAAGTGTTGGTATTGTTGGCGCTCAAGTACAAGATCAAACTAAAAACTCAGCTATTGAGCTGGTTTATTACGAGAAAAGATCTGAAGAGCATCCAAATGGTCGCATGATCGTGACTGCTAGTGGTGTTTTGCTTGAAGATAAAGAGCTACCTATTGGTGAGTTTGATATGGCTAAGTTTGACGACATCATGATTGGTGGTCGTTATAATGCTGAGTCTGTCATTACTCACATGAGACCAATTCAAGATCAATATAACGTCACTCGCACTAAAATGGCTGAGTGGATTCGTAAGCTTTTAGCTGGTAAATATTTAGCAGCAAAAGGCGCCGGTCTTGGACAAGAGGCTATTAATAATGATTCTGGTGAGGTTGTTGAATACAACCCTGTTCCGAATGCAGGACCACCACAACCAATGCAGATTCCACAGATGCCATCATATGCTTACAAGGATCTTGAAACACAAGATGCTGAGCTTGATTATATTTCTGGTATTAATGAGATCTCACGTGGTGTTTTGCCGTCAGCTTCTATGCCAGCAGCTGGTATGGAGTTCTTGCAAGAGCAAGATCAGACTAGAATTGGTGTACAAACATCAAGAAATGAATCTGGATTTGCAAGAGTTGGTCAATTCATTCTTAAATACGTTGGCAAATACTATGAAATGCCAAGAGTACTTAAAATTGCAGGCGATGGCTTAGGATACACAGTAAAAGAATTTGTCGGAAAGGACTTAAATGATAACTATGACGTTATTGTTATTCCTGGTTCTACTATTCCTCAGTCAAAAGTACTAAGAAACAAAGAAATACTAGATCGCTTTCAACTTGGTTTATTGGGTGATCCTCAAGATCCAAAACTTAGAGCTAAAGTTCTTAAAATGTCAGAATTTGGTGACTCTGCAGATATGTGGAAAAAACAAGCATTAGACGATGCTCAATGTAAGAAAGTTATTCAAATGATCGAAGATAATGACATTGAAGGTGTTATGAAATCGATCAATGAGTTTGATAATCAAGCATATCATTTAGAATTAATGAATGAGTACAGACTTGGAGACAAGTTTGACAAGCTTGATGATGATCAGAAGAAGTTCTTTATGTGGGTGATGGAGTGGAGACTTCAAACCATGGTTAACTTGCAAAATCCTCAGATCCCTCAGCAACAAATGATGGCTCAGCAGATGGTTGATGGAATGCACAAGATGATGGCTAATGGCCAAATGCTTGGCTCTCCGGGTAACCCAATGCAAACAGAATCACCACAAGATCAAATGGCAGGGGCAGGACCGGCAATGCCACAACCACAAGCAGAAGCAGTACCAAATAGCAATCAAGCGCCACCACAAGGAGTGTAGGTCGTGAAATTAGATATTATGAAAGAAGCGTTAATGAAGAAAATGAAATCATACGGTGACGAAGCCAAAGAGGGCGATGCACTAGTTGATGCAACCGGAGTTAAAAAAGACTCTGACCTTGCTCCAGACTTTAAAAAAGATGGAGAAGAAGGCGAAGACGAGCAAGAAGGTGCTGAATTAGAATTACCAGCTGATGGCATTGTTATCGAAGGTAAAGAGCACGAAGCTAATGAAGAAAATTTGCTTAGACAAATTCTTCAGGCGTTATCTGGTGGCGGTGCACTTCAAGGACGTGAAGGCTTAAGTTTATCAGAGAGAGCAGGCGTTGGAGCTAAAGGTAAATTAGCTGAAATGGACGCTCTTAAGAAAAAGTAATTACAAAACAATCGGCAATGACGCTGGTTGATTAAAAAATGGAGTTTTAAATGGAACAAGATGTTGTTCAAGACCTTGGTCAGGAAACGACCGAGACTGATCATTCCCACACATCGCAAGACCAAAAGGATAACGAGTCAAGCGATCTAACACCCAGCGAACAGCAAGCGCTAGTAACTGAATTAGAGAAGCTTGAGAAGTTTAAGTTTCAAGGTCAGGAGCTAACAGCAAAAGACCTAGAGAAAATGATTTTGCGTCAAAAGGATTATACTCAAAAGACGCAGAGCTTAGCAGAGGAACGAAAAGCTATCGAGGCTGAAAAGCAAGAAAGAAAGTTTTACGAGAACCTTTACTATGATTTGCAACAAGTTAAGTCTAATCCACAGCTAGTTCAAGAATTCATCAAAGTATATCCTGAAAAGTTTCATGGGTACTTAAAAGAAGTTTTGAACTCACAGCAAACACAAGCGCAAGATCAAACGGCACAGATGAAATACGATATTGATCAAATGTCGCGTATGCAGAAGCTAGAAAACTTCTACAATCAGCAACAAGAAATGATCCAACAACAAGAGATTGCAAAGACCGAAGCAGCGATCAATTCAAAAATTGAGACGTTGTCTAAAAAATATCCTGACGCTTTGCCAGAGCTAGCAATTGGTAAAGTATTTGAGGTCTATAATAAATTGCAACAAACTGGTGGAAAACTTTCTGACCAAGATTGGGAATCAGCTTTTAAAGCTTCAGACGCGCAAGTCAAAGATCTATTGAAGTCTCGCTATGGAGAATTAGTAAAAAAACAAACACAAGCAAACGCAAAAGCTCGTGATGTTGACTCGGGTGGAGGCACCGTCGGCAGAGCTCCGCAGAAGTTTAAATCACTTAAAGAAGTGACGGACTTTGCGGTTAACGACTTAACAAGACGTTAAGAGTTTTTAAATAAAGGAGTATAAAATGTCTAATGCTTTTCAAAGTATTACGTCGGGCTTGGCAGAGTTGAAGAACTACTACCAAGGTCCAATTATCGATCTTATCAATGAAGATATCCCAGTTTACCGTGCATGCGAAAAAATAAAGCAAGGTTGGTCTGGATATCAAGTAGTTCGTCCTTTGAGAACTTCACGCAATCAAGGTGTCGGCGCAACTTCAGACGGTGGTGTATTGCCTAAAATCGGTCGTCAAAAGACTACTCAAGCAATCATCGCAGCTAAGTTCAACTACTTACGCTTCGGTGTAACTGGTCCAATGATCAAAGCTTCACAAAGCGATATCGGTTCATTCGTTCGCTCTGCAGCTTATGAATTAGAAATGGGCTACAAAGATCTAAAAAATGAGATCTCTCGTCAGCTTTGCTGGAATGGTCGCGGTGACTTAGCTACTGTTTACACAGCTGCGGTTGCTTCTAACGTTCTAGTTATTTCTGGTCGTACAAGTGCAGAACCAGCGTTGAAATATATAGACGTGAACTCTACATTTGACATCATTGATACAAACTCAACACTTATTGCAAGTGGTATCACTGTTAGCTCTATCTCTTCTGGTACAGCTTCAAGTGCAACTGCTACTTTAGTGCTTGATCAACCTATCACTGCGTCTGCAAACTACATCTTGATCAGATCTGGTTCAAATGGCCAAGAGATTCAAGGTTTGTTCTACGCTCTTGATGGTGCAACAACCACTATTTACAACGTTGATCGTTCTGCTAACTTGGCTTTCCAAGGTAACGTTACGGATCTTTCAACTGCTGCAAATCCATTGTTGTCTATCGATGCAATGCAGACACCTTTCAATGAAGGTTTGAGACGCGGTAACGTGAACTCATACAATGCAGCTTATTGCGATTTCACATCTTTGCGCTACTACCAAAAATTGCTAACTCCAGACAAACGTTACAGCAACGCTGTTGAGGGTGATGGCACTTTCGGTAAAAAAGGCAAATTCTACATGGACTTTAACGGTATCGCTATGGTTCCAGATAAAGACATGCCTTTGCGTATTGCAATGTTACCAGCTGAAGTACTTAAAATGTACGAATTAGCGGCAATGGAATTTGCAGACGAAACAGGTTCAATGTACATCGCTCAAAGTGATGTAGATGCATTGGAAGTGCGCGTTCGTCACTTCACTAACTTATTTAATGAACAACCAGCAGCATGTGCAGTGTTGCAAGGTTATTTGTCACCTTAATAGGAGTTTGAGGCATGGGACGAGCGGAACGAATAACTAGCGCGGTTAAAACCCACGATAGTCAGCTATATTGTGAGAGAAACATGGAAGGGAAGCTGTGTATCTTTCGCAATGGGTACTCATGGGAGAACCATCACCTAGCGGATGGTAATCTTTTGAGGGTTCTGCGTTCCACGCCTCATCTAGTTTTTGCATTGACGAACAACTGGAGCATTAGAGGTGAGGCTGTTGATTGGGGCATTGAACCGGTCATGGCTCGTCTTAAAGCAATGGATCTTTGGAACAATGATCTTGTTGCAAGGCTTGAGGAGCAAGAAATCAAGGATGAAGAAAGCTCAGCTCGTCAAAGGCAGAACACGACAGAGAGTTTCTTATATGAGTTTAGAAGTCAGTTTAAGAAAACATTTGAGAACGTTAACACGGCTTCAATGGCTAAACATGACTTGAGAAAAAAGAACGAGAAAAGAATTAAGCAATAAATTTTTTTAAAAGGAGTTAAAAATGGCGGTTATTAATAGAACCCTAGACAATTCACAACAACGCGAAGTTGTCGGCGTAGCAGCTGGCGCTTTGGCAACCGGTGTAACTGGTATCGTTGCTCACGTTAACACTCCAATGGTTTTGGATGCAGCTCAAATGGCAGCATTCGGTATCTCTGGTTCACCTACTGTACAATTAGTTATCAATCGTTTCATCGTTGGTACTGGTTTTACAGCTATCAGCGTAGGTTCTGCGAATGCGTTTCCAGCGTTTGGTACTTCAGGTGTTATGGTTGCAGGTGCGTCTTTGCCAGCAGCTGGTTCGACTTTGTTGAACTTGTTGCCTAATGACGTGATCATGTACCAAACAGGCGGATCAAACTCAGCTGTAACTGGCTTGAGTGTTCACTTAGTGTTGCGTCCAATCCAAGACGTGAAAAAATACTTCGGTGGATTAGTATAATTTAAATTAAGGCCCTGATTTAGTTCGGGGCCTTTCTTCTTGGAGGAATGATGCCACTAGGTCCTTTCGCTCCGCAGTTTGGTTTTCCATTAACTGCGACAGGAGCAACACAAATTACACAAGGTCTAACTGCGACAGTGGTCGGATTTGCTCCGCCAACAAATGCGGTTGGTTTTTTATTACAAAATGATAGCAATAGCTTTTCAACTGTTCGTTGGCGAATTGGCCCAGCTGCGAACGTAACCCTCGGCCATCAGCTTGAGCCAGGACGTGATTCTGGTTACATGCCGTTTGGTGGTTCTACTCTGACATTATGTGCAGTTGACGGAACTACTCTTAGTCTTATTCAATTAACTTGGCTCATTAGCTCATAGGTGAATCATGAAAACATATATTTTACGATTCGGTTTTGGTGATCCAAGAACTTACACAGGCTTAGCGCCAACCATGTTAATATTTGTTGATAATGCAGGAGCTACAATTGCTCCACCAGCAATAACAGAAGCATTAACAGGCTCAGGGATATACAAATTTAGTTATGGCACAACTGTACCAATTAGTTTTCTTGCTGATGCTGCTACTACTTCTCCAGGCCCTCAAGGTCGATATGTTGTTGGTAGCATTGATCCTGCTGATCGCGCTGATGAATATGGAACAACATTAGTCGCCATAGGTACAACAAATGTAGCTCTTGGAACTACTGCCGTAGCATTGGGCACAACTGCCGTTGCCCTTGGCATTACTAATGTAGCTTTAGGGACAAGCGCTGTAGCATTGGGCACTACCATTTTAGCAAATGGCACGAGCTTAAATGTAGTTGTAACTGGTATAGGATCTACTGCTTCAAGTTTCGGCACATCTAGCGCTGATCCGGTTGATTTATTTGGATATATGAAGCGTATTTTAGAGAATCTTGAGGGTAATCAAACTTTCACCAAACCATCAGGATCACTTGCCATCTACTCACGAGGTAGTTCAACATTATTGACAACAAAAACCATTGCTAACTCAGTTAGCTTAGTAACTAAAACATAAACAAGGAGAAAAAATGTCACTTCCCTCATTTTTACCCTATGAAGGTCCGCTAGACAGAAAAAAAATGTCTAAAAATCAAAGACTTGCATATGAAGCTTATAACGGGGCAAAGGCTAGATCTAAAATGGCTGGTTATCCGCCGCCATCAATGACCGCAAGAGAGTTTATTGGATGGTGGTTGCACAATTTAAAATTATTTAAAGGCACAGTTCCTTCGGTTGCAAGAATTGACCATTCAAAAGGTTACAGTTTTGATAATTTTATAATGCAAGACATGGCTGAAAATTCTAGAGAGGGTGTTCTTAGAAACAAGAACAACATTTCTCAGCAGATTAAAACCGGTAAAAAAATAAAAGTGTTATGCAAAAATAGCGGGGAAGTAATAGCAGTCATTCCATCAATTAGAAGCGCCGCCGAACTATTTGGAGTTAGTCAAAGACTCATTCAATTCTTAGTTCGTGGAAAATATAAAAGCACTTCTAAAATTAACTTTAATTTGATGGCGGTATAATATGAGACCAACAATATCATTAGCAGTAATTGCAAAAAACGAAGAAAAAAACGTGGCCAGGTTATTAGACTCTGTTCAAGGGTGTTTTGATGAAATAATTTTTGTTGATACTGGTTCAACGGATAAAACGAAAGATATCGCCGCAACCTATAACTGTAAAATATACGACTTTGAATGGATTAATGATTTCGCAGCAGCAAGAAATTTCGCATTTAGCAAAGTTAGTTGTGATTATGTGTGCTGGATGGATTTAGATGATTGTCTAAAAAATCGTGAGGCATTCATTCAATGGCGTGATTATGCCATGGAGTTTGCAGACGTTTGGTTTGCTACTTACAATTATGCGCTTGATGCTAATGGAGAACCAATCATTAAGTTTATTCGTGAGCGAGTATTTAAGGTTGGCAAAGATGTTGTATGGCAATATCCAATTCACGAAGGCATTGTTGCTCCAATGCATTTAAGCAAGGACATGGTGCCTAATACTTCATGGAGCATTAACCATTTAAGAGATGCTCAAGATATTATTGCAGATAAATCCCGTAACATTACAATTTTAGAAAAACTAAAAGAAGAAAACAAATTAGATGCTCGTTTAAAATTCTATTACGGTAAAGAGCTTTACGAATCAGGTAAGGCATATGATTCAATTACTGCTTTTGATTTTGCACTAGCAGATGCAAAACTAGAACAACACGACAGAGCATTATCATATCAGTATGCAGCTTATGCAGCCATTCAGTGTGGCGATAACATTAAGCCTGAAATGACTGCTGAAAAGAATATGTTTTATGACAAAGCTTTGGAATATTGCTTTGATGGTATCAAGTTTGATCCTACTAGAGCTGAATTTCATGTTATTGTTGGTGATACTTATCTAAAAAAACAAGATTTAGCTCGAGCTATTCCATTTTATGCAGCAGCAAAAGCATGTCGTTTTACTAAACATGCAAATACTGCGTTTGAAGGTGCGATTTATAGCTTTGTAGACTGTTATGGTCTTAATCCATCTATGCAATTAGCTAAAATTCTAGTTCATATGGGTAAAATTGAAGAAGCAAAAGTAGAAATCAAAGAATGCATTGCTCTTTATAACAATCAAGAAGCTAAAGGCATATTAGAAGAGATAGAAAAGATCCAAAATCTTATTAATTTAGATAATAATCAGCAAGAAATAGACGACATCGTGTTTACTTGCCCAGTTGTATCAGCTTATGAGTTTGACGAAGAGCTTTATAAGGTAAAAGGCATGGGTGGTAGTGAAACTGCGCTGATTGAGGTTGCAAAGCACCTAAAAGAGATGACCGGACGCTCGGTAAAAGTGTTTGCAATGAGAGAAAAGGATTTAGTTTGCGAGAGTGGTGTTGAGTATCTCTCAAACAAAGCACTTAATGAGTACTTCTCTAAATACAGACCAAAAGTTCACATTGCTTGGAGACACAACATTAAAATTACTCATGCGCCGACATATTTATGGTGCCATGACTTGGTTACTCCAAGTGTTGAGTCACAACACAACTTCGATAAGATCTTATGTCTTACAGAGTTTCACAAAAACTACGTGATGGCTAAGCAGTCAGTGCCTGCTGAGAAAATCATTGTTACTCGCAATGGATTAACTCCGGAAAAGTTTGCTTTTGAGCGTAAACCTAAAAATCCAAACAAGCTTGTATGGATGAGCTCTCCAGACAGAGGTCTAGACAGAGCAATGTTAGTCTGTGATGAAGTTAGAAAACAATACCCAGATATAGAGCTTCACGCTTACTATGGTTTGGACAATCTTTATAAGTTTGGAATGCAAGGACTGGCAGATAAATTAAAGGCGATGATGGATGAAAGACCTTACGTGAAATATCACGGCTTTACAGAACAGAATAAAATGTATCATGAAGTAAGCGACGCTGTCGCATGGTGTCACCCTTGCAATTTTATCGAGACGTTTTGCATAACTGCTTTAGAGATGTTGGCTCTTGGTATTTTTCCAGTAACAAGAAAGCTTGGAGCTCTTCAAGATACTTTAAAAGAAGCAGAAATGCATAATTATGCAATTATGCATAACTCTGATTGCATAACTCAAGATCAGATTAATATTTACGCAGAATCAATCAAGAAGGTATTATCTGAGAGGGCTTGGGAGAGAGTTAGTTTAGATATAGAAAAACACTCTTGGGCGACAGTTGCTCGTGAGTGGATGAAATTCATGGGGTTATAGATGCCAACTAGAAGCGGGATAATTCAGCCAGACGTTTTTAGCTACAAAGATCCTAATCCGATCTTTCCTTATGGTGAGTCCATTGTTAGTGGTGGGCTTGCCGTTAGAAGTGCTGTGAATGGATATGGCGCTGTATCTCGCGGTCTTTTGTGGCAACTTTACGACATCTGGATAGATACAGAATATTATGCGCCGATCACTACGACATGGAGTTCTAGTGAATCGGTAATTACGACGGTGTGGACTAGTCCTCAATTTGGAATTTATGGAGAGTACACGCCTTAAAAAAATAGGGGTCAGGGATGACTAGAAGTGATTTAAGAACTCTTGTTTTATCATGGCTTGATGATAATCAAGGAGCATACTTTACGGCAGCACAAGTTAACGTATGGTTAAACATGGCTCAACGTGAGGTGCAAAAGCTATTACTTCAAGCTGGTGAGAATTGGTACATGAAACCAGTTGAGACAACCATGGTTGCTAATCAAGCTGACTATGTGTTGCCTACTGATTTTATGGTTGAGCATAGACTTGAGGTTGTTCTATCGGGAACAGGAACCACAGAAAACCGTCAGGCTCTTGGCCCAATTACAACCAATCAGCAAGATTTGATTTCTATCGTAGCTGGAACTCCTACAAATTATTACATTAAAAAAGATCGAATCACGATCAGTCCAACTCCATCACAAGCATACATACTAAGGCTTTATTATTCTCCTCGTGTGGTTGATATGGCCTCTGATAGCGATTCTCCTGATGTGCCTGAACAGTTTATGGAATACGTTGCAATCTTAGCTGCGTTTGATGGCTTTATTAAAGACGATAGAGCTCCATCTAACCTTGTAGCTAAAAAAGAATGGTACGAGAAATTGTTGAAAGAGATGTCAGAGGACAGAACTCAAGATCAATCTCGTCAGGTTGTGATGGTAAATGCTTATGATTATGGTGCTTATTTCTAATCGGGGGCTTTAGTGGCTAATGAGAAAATGAAGTCCGAGAACTATAGTCTTCTCGGCGGTATCAACACGAAGGTTTCCCAGTATAACAACTCACCTCTTGAATTTCTAAATATCACAAATTTAGATTTTCAGACGGTTGGTGCGTTGTCTCAGCGTTGGGGATCTACTCAATATATTGGTCAGACCTTTCCAGGACGCATTAATTCGCTATATGAATATTCTAGATTAAGCGGATCAAGCTACATAGTTACATCATATAGCGGTGGAATTTGGTATGGTGCCACAACTGGTCAATATCAGGGAATGAGCCTTAGTGTTGTTGGCATAACTAGAGGATTATCATATGATGGGGCAGGCAATAGAAACACAATATATTCTCTTGATAAAGGATTGGGATCAACGGCTGTTCAAATAACTTACGTTGCCGTAAATATTCCAACATATGGGATAACATCTTACCCAGTTGTAACTGATCAAAACACGTCTAGAGCAGCTGAGATTTTATCAGATAATAAATTAAGTTATGCCGTATTGAATAATTATTTGTTTATGGCAGATGGAAACAAATTTTTAAAGTTTGATGGCACAACAACAACACCAGTTGGTCTTCCACCTTGTTTAAATGGTCTCAATTTTACGGCAAGCTTCATGTTTGGTTTATCTGGTCCGATTGGTGATACTCTTGTGGGTGTTGGTATTGGTGGTGGTGCATCTTTTGGAGCGTATGGTTTTTATGCAAGCTATGTAAACAATCGAGGATTTGAAAGTCAAATATGGCCGATAGGATTCGTTTCGGCTTTTGGCTCAACAAACATACCACTTCTTGGTGGAACATTTATACGTCTAAAACTAACGGCTTATATTCCAATCGAATATGGAATAAGTACAATCAATGTTTATTCATATTGCTATCAAGGTTTTTCGGGAACAAACCAAACACTTAATAGATTAAATATGGCATATGATTGGTGGAATGCGCCTTACGTTAAACTCGCATCCGTGGCAGCAAATGGATCAACTTTTCAAGAAATTGATATAGGTACTACTACCGGTGGCATGGGTAATTTATTTGGAAACGTTGGTGCCTTAGCAGATCCGACATCAAATACGTATTACAATCTGGGAGTAAGCACGTATGCGACAGCTGGCGGAACTGTTTTTTACGATATAAACTCATATTATCCAAGATATGTTGAAGTATTTCAAAATAGATTGTTTTGCGCAGGATTTTCATCAACTCCGTCTACGGTTTGGTTTTCAGATACTGGTGAGCCTGAGGGTTTCCCATTAGAAAACAATTTCGAAGTTAGAACGAATGATGCCATG